ACATTGTTTTGATTGTCAGCAACTGTGATGTTGCCTACTGTTATAACACTATTACCAAAAGTGTTCCAATATCCAGGAATACCTGTAGCAGGTAAGTCTCCTCCTAGTCTAACTGTTTCATGTGCATACACACTATCATCATATTCTAACAACACTAAGTTCACAGACAGCATACCATCTTCTGCTTCTTTTTCAGTACATCGCATAACACGAAATAACTTGTCAGTAAAGCCATATGTTGTGTTTGTTAACTTTACAATATCACCTACATCTGTTTGTATAGCGGCATAGTCTGCCTCTAACTGTACAACTAAGTCTTTTCTTGACTGTCGTAAGTCTATTTGTGCAAGATTTGTAACACGTGGTGAGTCATTGCATATAGGATAACGTGTAGTTAATTTATTTGTAGGTTCATTAGGATTTAGATCACCGCTAGGTGTAGTTACAAATACAGTAGCAGTCTGATCTCTTTCTGTACCATCAGGATATTCTGCTTCTATTTGATTGTATTGTGCATACAACTGCGTCGATGTGACATCTATTGCGCCTAAAACATTATCATCATTGAACACATAAGCCGCACTTTTTTCTGCTGTAGTAGCCTCCCTATTTGGTACTACAACAAATTTACCTACTTTAGGATTATATGTAAAGAATGTGCTACATGCTTGACAAATTAGGTCTATGTTTGTGAATACATCGGTGTATGTACCCATCATACCATTTATTTGCCATCTGTCATGTGTAGCAGATGCACCATTAGATTCTTCATATGCTACTTGTTCTGTTGCATAACTTGTAAGTGCGGCAATTGAAGTTAAGTCTATGTCTGAACTGCTTAACCCTGCTCCATAACGGCTGTTTGTGAGATAATCATCTAGTACTGCACCTGGCTCGCTTAGACTGTTTGTGATTTCTGCTGTATATTGGCCTAATCCTGTTAAGCCATTCTCTTGATCATAATCTATTTGAAACACAACGTACACAAGTCCTGAATAATTTGTGTTACCATTTATAGTAGATAATAATGTTGTTGCGGCAACTTTGTTTGTGGCATTTGTAGGAAATATTTGATCTGATGCGGCAGTACCACCTGCATATATTCTCACACGCATTTTGCCTGCAACATCATTACTTGCTGTTGCATTTGCGTCTGTAACTGATTGCACAATATGTGAACTTGCGCCTGAACCAAAGTTAAGTTGTTGATCACCTCTGAACTGTTTAGATACTGTATAAGTACCTGTATCTGTTTTTTCACCTATACAAATAACATAAGTCATTGTGTCATTGCTGTTTGATATACCAGCATCTGTGATTAGTCCACCTGTAAGGTTAGTACCATAAAACACAGGTAACTTGTTGTCTGTGCTAGGTGCTACTTGTACTTTTACACCTGGATCTTTTGCACTACCCATGCTAGGTGGTTTGAAAACACCTAATGCTTTACTTGTTGCTAGTGCAAGACCACCTGCAATAACTCCTGTGACCAAACCGCCAACAACTGTTGCGGCAAATGTGGCACCAAAAACACCACTTACGATTGCACTTGCTATTGCTGTAAAGACTGCCATATGTTATCCTTCGTAAATATAATTCTTTTCAATTGGACGCCAACCTCTTTTCTCTAAATCAAAGTCTGGTGACTGTTCCATGTTTGTCAGTGTAAATCCTTGTATCTCTTTTGCTTTTACCAATGCTTTACCATACTTGATATATCTTAACAGTAACTTGTATCCTGCACTACCCATTCTGTGTTCAGGATCTACCCACCAAGCAACTTCTTTCATTGTCTTGATCTGTGGTAACCAAGGATCTGGTTGTATTTGTCCTATAAGCATACCTATAACTTTGTCCTCATGTTCTGCAAGAAATATACATCCTGCACTCATAAAAGAACACAACAAACGTCTTACCCAAGTATCATTGTACTCTGGTTCATGTTGTGGTGCATATGGAGAACTATTTGCAAAGTCTATCATCATTTCCATAATGCGATCAAAGTCTTGTAATGTTGCTTTTCTTATCTTCATTATCTCATGTCATATCTTGGTGTATCATTGTTGTTACGGCCGCCTCCGCCGCCGCCTCCGCCGCCGCCGTAGCCACCACCACCTGTGTACTCTCTACCAAAGTCAAATGTAGTACCATTTATAACAGGTACTCTGTCAAATGTTTGATCTCCAGGAAAGAAGTTGTCTCTGTCTGTAGGAGATGTACGTTGTCCATTAACTCTGTTCTCTAATATTGTGTTTATACTTGCAACATTTATACCTACAGTATTTGTTATTTCACTGTTTTCTATATCTACTTGTTCACTGATGTTATAATTGGTTATGATACCTTTATATCGAGGATATACGTTAGAAACAGCATAACTGTCATCAAAAAATGCTCTATATATAGTTACAGAGCCACCTTTTACTTGGTTTTGCAGTACTGTTTGCACATTACCCGCAGGTATTCCTGTTAAAACGATGCTTAAATCGCCGTTAGTTGTCTTAATATCCTCTTGAAATTCTCCCACACTAATAAATGCGCCTAATTCTTGATAGGTATTGCTATCATACACAATAGATTTCCAACTATTTGAAATATAATAAGTTGTGCTGTCTATTTGCAAGTCAATTAACAAACAATGTTTTATATTATTGTTCGAGACTTCTGTAATAGTTGTAGCCATTAACCGTCCTCTTTTCTAATAAATTCTAAAAATTCAAAATCACTGTCAAATTGTAGTAGATCATGTGGTACTACTGAATATCTAGGTTTGTTAATCATTTTAACACGCCATTGCACACTAGAACCTGCAACAATACCTTTACCACTTACTGTATAAGAGTCTTGAGGTATAAAAGGTCTGCTCAAAGGTACTGTTATACTTGTACCACTGTATGTAACATCTGCTGTTACTTGATAAGGATATCTATATCCTGATGCTAATTGCACATAATCACCTTTCTTGAATGCGTTACCTGTTGGAGAACCTGTAACACTAGTTGTATTTAAAACAAGACTAGTACCTGATGCACTAGTAACGGTAATCTGTCCTAATTGTGTTGGTGTAAGATCTCCTTGATATGCTGTTATATAACTCAATGATGTATTTGTACTACCAATATCTATAGTGCTTTCTTCAGTTACATCTAGTGCATTCAAGTCTTCTGTAAGTCCCCTATTCGTTGAATACTGTAAGCCGTTGTGCATACCTATTGTGAATTGATATGGTACAGCACTTACTACTTCACTTGTAAGCAATCTACCTGATCTTGAAATACTTTGTCCAGCAACCTTCTTTCTATAGATTGTGGCAAATATTGAATTATCTACTATTGTTTGTAGGCTCATCGTGGTTGTCTCCTCGCACCAACTTGGGTAACGTTAAAAATAAATTCTGGGTCTTGTGCAACTAGTTCTTTGAAAGAACGTGCATCTACGGCATTGATATTGTATGTTACTGCACCGCCACCTAATGCACTATTTGGTATTACATTACCACCTGCTGTTGGCATAAACAATTCAGGACCTTGTTCTCCTACAATGACTGGTCTATTCTTCATAACTGGTCCACCATTTGCTCTACCAAATAGTCCTCCAAAGAAAGAACCTGCAAAGTCCATACCTTTTACTGAACCACCAGCACCAAATGACAAGCCAAACAATGAACCTAATATTGGTTGTATAATTTGTAATCTTAATATATCAGCAAGTATTTGTGTAACCATTTTCTTAAAGAAGTCTTGGAATGCTTCTCCGGCACTTTGTCCTTCTAAGAAGGCTGTTGCTAAGTCTTCACTTAAGGCTTTTTGTGCTTGTCCTAATGTATTTAAGAAGTTATTCATTGCCTCATCTTTCATGAGTGCTTCATTCAAGACATCTTGTGCTCTTGCGGCTTCTTCAGCCATCTCTGGATATTTCTCTATAAGTGCATTTAACTGTCTTTGGAATTCATTATATTCTTCTGTGGTTAATGTTAGTCCTTGGAGACTGTCTATAAAGTCTTGGAATGGTGTTATACCCATTATGCTGTTTAATTTTTCTATAGCAATACCAAATGCTCTAGTAGATATCAACCCAGCATCTAAAAATTCTCTGAGTGTGTTTACTGCTTTTGCGGCAAATACTTGCTGTACTGCCATGTTATTTGATTCTGCTAGTATGTCAGATAAAAATTCTTGATAGTTACTTAATGGGTCGTTACTGTCGAATATTTCTTGTTTGAACTTCTCAACTGATTTACTTGCATTGTCATAACCACGTTGGAATGCTTCGGCGGCATCTGCGGCGGCTTTTGTTTTGGCTGCCAATTCAGCCGCTTTTTCAGCCGCTAATCTTTCTTGTTCGGCTTGATGTTCTAGTACATGTGCATTGTGGTCTGCCGCATCTGCTAATTTGTCTGATGCATCTGTAAAGAAGCCCATAAATTTAGCAAGTTCAAATATGGCAAATCCGGCGGCAATTGCGGCCGCTATGTAAGGAGCAAAGGCGGCAGTTGAGGCAACTAGTGCCGCAATTAGGCCTCTAAAGCCTAATCCTGCTATGCCTGTGCCTAATAAACGTACTGCATCTGTAAGTGTTTTAAAATTCTTTGCTAACAAGCCTGTGCCTGTAAACAATGCTTTTGTTTTGTCAAATACTGTTATGAATATCTTAGATATGTTTAATGCGGCTAGTCTTACTGCAATGAATCCAGCACCTAATATTTTCAATATAGACACTAGCGAGTCCATATTGTCTGCTAATTTGTTTATTGCACTTGTAAGTGACTGTATACCACTTGCGGCATCTTCACTAAAGGTGGCAAATAGTGCAACTTTGAATTTATCTACAGCATCTCCTAACTGATTCAATTCAAAATTGATTAATCCTACCTGTGTGCTGAGAGCACCACCAAAGTCTTCTTGTAATCCTGCAAGTAAGGCACTGATAATTTGGTTTGCACCATCGGCTGTTTTACCAAATTCTGATATTTCTAGTCTTGCTAATCCTAATCTTTCTTGTAGTATTCTAAATACAGGAATACCTCTGTCTGCTAATCTGTTTAGATCTTCTAATCCTAAACCACCTGCAGTACTACGTGATACTAAGTCTAGTGCGGCTTGGAATGTGCCCATTTGATCAGTAGATACACTGGCAGTATCGGCAAATGTTTGTAATAATTCTGCTGTTGGCTCTACACCAGCACCTTTTAATTGTACAAATGCACCTGTGAGTGTTTCTACACTAAATTGTGTACTTGATGCAAAGTCTTGAACACGTTGAAATGCGGCCGCTCCTGCATCTACACTACCAAATACAACGTTTAATGAATTTTGTAGATCTTGGAATGCGGCACCTGTTTCTACAATACCTCGTATTGCGGCACCAGTACCTATGGCGGCAAGTGCTGTTCCTATAGCACCAAAGGAAGTTACTGAGGATTTTTCAAATCCTTTTACTTGCTGTTCACTTTTCTTAAGTGATCTATCGAATTGTTTACTGTTTAGTTCTAATGTAACTTCAATACTTCTTGCCATTATAATTTCCTTATTTGACTTTCGATGTAGTCTTCTATAAAGTCTATAGTAGGATCTGTAAAGCCATCTGGTGCTTGTTTACTCCAACCGTCATCTAATCTACCGGCGTATGCGTACTTACTTTTAATCTTAAGAGTACTGCTTTTCAATGACGTTTTACGTCTTGCATTGCCGGATTTGATTGGTGTTTCCTTTTTAAGAAAAGGAAAAGCCTTTTTCATGGTGTCAAGAGGTAGACCATCTAACTGCTTAAATAATTTTTTAACTTGTTTTGTATCTACCTTGTTTCCCATTTACTTGCTCTTACTAGTTACCTTTTTGTGGTATGCTTCTAAATCTCCTTGATTTACAAATTCTCCTACACCTTTTTTATTGTTCTTTGCGTCTAAATATTGTTCGTATGTTTGTGCTACATCCATAACCATCATATCAAACGAATCTGCTTCTCGCAATATCTCACTGGGTAACTTGCTGTATCTCCTTGCCATAACATCAAACATTAGTATCATGTTTGTCTCAGGAGAGCCTTCTACTATAGTATGGCTTGTTACTTTCCCAAACGTTCGCCAATCATTGTGATTGCTTCGATCATTACATCCATAGGCAACACTGATTCACCATTTATAATTGGTTCACCTTCTTCATTTAAGATTAGGTCTTTCATAAGCATAGTCATTGCACCAGCATCTTTGCTGTCAGCATTGGCTAATTTAGTAAAAGTGTCTAGGGGTTGTCTATCAAAGCAATAAAATTCTAAAGTGTCACCGTATTTTTCTACTAGTTCTGCTTTATCAATTTCTATCTTGATTAGTTCTGGTTTTTGTGATAATTCTGCTAATTTCATATCTTTACTCCTTTATATCTCTATTGTTTAAATGATGAATAGCACTTAAACAAAATGCTATCCTATTTTGTGCTTTTGACAAATCGCCATTAGCACAACGAAGTTCATTTTGAGCCTTCGCTATCTCTTTCTCCATCGACTTTATGATCTCCGGAATGGTCTTTGTTTCCCATATCTGCATGTATATTTACCTCTTTCTTTACATCTTTATGTTTTTTAGAATGCTTTGAATCTGGTAGTTCAATACCATGTTCTTTTGCATATTCATCAAGGTTATGACATTCGCCATCTACCATAATGCTTCTGTCTTCGTTACCTGTCCACTTACCGTCAACAAATAATCTTAAAAATTTTGTGTTCATATCTTTATCCTTAAAATACGACTCCCCCATTTGAGGGAGTCATATATGTTTGGGTTACCTATTAAGCCGCAGTTGACTTAGTTAATTCACCATTAACAACAATTTCCATTGGTGTTAGCCAAACAGCCGCATCCATAGATGCAGTTGGGGCCAATCCACTTATGAAACCTTTACCTGAGATAATATGATCTCCTGTATCGCTTCCTTGGAAAGCAACAGAGAAAAAGACCTCTGTTTTGTCTACTGATGCTTGGAACAAGCCATCATCAGCAATCTTGTTGGTTCCTCCTGCCGCGTCTAATCCGAAGAATGTTTGTTCGTCTAACAACATGTTAACGGATATAGAGTTCTCATTTACTGTTGTAAATGCGGAACTTGAAGAACTATCTAATGTTGAATACCTTACAATACCTGGTGATGCATTGACTGTTACGTCTTGCAAAAGTGGAATAACCATTCCACCACTCACTGCCGGTACTGCCAAAGGTGCTGTATTTCCTAGTGTTAGGATGCATTCGGTACCCGGGGTTACATTAATTACTGCCATTGTATTTCTCCTATATGGTTGTAAATGTATACTCGAAAGTATATGTTATAACGTCACCATCAACTTCTTGTTCTTGAACCAAATTTGATTCTTGAACGTTGAAACCATTAAATGTGTTTATTACACCTAATACATTGATTAGATTAGTTACAACGGTTGGGTTTTCTGCCTTAATATTTTTAGCATCTTCAGACATGTATGCTGTTACCAAAGTGTCTGTTTGAAAAACATCACCCTGGTCAAGAGTACGATAGAGTTGAGTCTTTGAGATTTCTTCTTCATCTAAATATACAACACCTAAGTTCTTTCTATAAAGAGGTTCACCACTAGCATTCCACGGTATTTCGTTGACTTCTACATTATAATCGTTAGAAACAACACCGCCAAAATTTAATGGTTGATTTAGTTGTTGTAGTAAAGTTGTTCGGATACTCATTAATTAACTCTAACTACTGTACTTCTACGCCTACTACGTCTTACAGTCTGGTTACTCCAGACTTTTTCAGAATCTTCTACTGTACCATCGCCATCTGCATCGTACCAATCTGCAAGTGCTATCAGTTCGTTAAACAAACCTTGGAACTTGTCTTCATAGTACTTTATCTTTTGCACTTCTGCTGAATCCTCTTCCGCTCCGGAAAAGTCTGCAACAAGTGGCAAGAGATAGTAATAAAAGCAGTAAAACACACAAAGATCAGTAAATTCTTGTTTTCTTTTGAGGATTCTGTTTGGATTAAAGTCGGGCATCAGTGCCGGATTCGACACTGATGTTCCTGTGTAAGCCAAATATCCTTGATACCAAGAACTTGCTTTTAATTTGATGTTAATGCGATCTGTACTTTTAGTAAGCATGTCTTCTACAAAATCTGTAGTGTCAACAAAACCAGACTCTGCTGGTATTTTGATAACGTTTGCTTCTAATAGTCGTTGATCCTTTTGCAACACGTCAGTAAATTCTGCGTATGATGTTACATTTCCTGAGCCGTCTGTTACAAATGCCATAATATTATCCTAAAATTAAGTTAAGTCAGCACTTGGAAGGTTGTTACTTCTAAAGAAGGCACATCCAACTGCTTGTCCTACTAGTCCATCGTAAAATGCTTGGTTACCGATATCAGATAATGATCCAATAGCCGCTGATCCACCTGCTAGTGCAACCTGTTCGTTGATTGCAAATTCTGCCGCTGGGTCAATTACAGCAATGTAGTTACCATTGTCTAATGTTGGTGCATTTTGTACTCTAAGAGTACTTGTTGCTAGTGCAACGTTTGAAATATCAAAACCAATTGTACTGATGTTTGAACCTACTGCTTTTAAGCCAGTCATTCTAACACCGAAAGCAGGTTTGATAGCCGCATAACCGTCTCTGATTGAACCTCTGAACTGATGAGTCTGAGTGTTCACGTCGTACCATGTTTCTACCATTGGGCCTTCGTCTTTAACTGCGTAACCTAATGCGTCTGGTGACATGATTACGTTGTTAGTTGAAGTGTTAAGACTTGAGGCTGTACCAACTTCTGTAGTAAAGGCTGTAGCCGCTACTAAGAAACCAGCAATGTCAGTTGCTTGTGCAAGTCCACCACCAAGTCTTTGTAGAGTTGATCTGTAGACTAAGTCGTATCCACCATCGCTTAGTGCTTCTAGTGTTACGTCTGATCCAACACCTCTTTTTTGCAAAGCGATGTCTACGTTTGTAGGAATGAAGTTCGATGAGTTACCGATTGCTCCACCTTCTGCCACGTTTGAGGCATTTGTATAACTGTTAGTAATTGGGAATCTAACTGTAGATCCTGTCTCACCAACCATGTTGATTGAGTTACGCACCAATTCTGAGTTAGGAAGCAGAGTAGCATTCATGAAAAATGGTACTAGATCCGCAACTAAGTCTGTGTATAACTGAGCAACGTTTGTTGAAGTTGTCATAGTTGTCTCCTATTATTTTGACAATTTATTGTTATGCTAGTGTATATTATACTCTAGCCTGTTTTTTCTTAGCGATCTCACTAGCCCTGGTTTTAATCATATTATCTGTGACTTCACCGGAACTAACTGATCCCTTACGATTAAGACGTATATCTAAATACGCCTCTCTGTATGCCGGATCGGATTTGACACGTTGTTGATCAACAGGCTTAGCACTTTGCTTACTCTCTTGACTGCTTACTGTCTCACCTAATGGCACTTCAACACCTTGTTTTCCAAAATTTAGACCTAGGTTTTTGCCAACCATTTCTACTGCACTCTTGTAATCTGGTGTTTCACCATCTACAGTTAGGTAACTGTCTCCGCTTCTTATAGCGAATGTATCACCTTCTACTGCTAACATATTGTCTGCTTTCATCAATTTGACTACTGCTGACTTCTGTTCTGGTGACCAATTACCAGGCATAGCATTGTGCAAATTACCCATATGGTCCTTTAACAATAAGTCTGTTTTAAGGCTGTTAACTTGATGTTTAAGTTCTTCTACAGTTGCTTCACGTTTCTTAACTGCATCTCTTAACGATTCAACGTTTAGTGATGAGCCTTCTTCGCTAGGGCTACTTTCTTGAAGTGCTTTAACAACACCTTTAACACTATCAATGCTATCAACGTTTAAGTCTTGAATTAATCTTGACTCAACTTCTCTTTTAGCATTTGCGCCTATTTTGTTTACGTCATCACGTGTATAAACACGAGTACCGTCAACAAACAACTTACCATCTCTTTGTTCAACTACTGGCGTTGTATTTTTATCAGATTGTTTAACCGTTTCAATATTATTATCAACGTTTTCTACGGAATCTGTTACCGGAACATTTTGTTCAGTATGTTCTACTGTGTTATTGGAATCTGCTTCCATAATATCTCCTTTTTATCGCTTGAGTGAGCGTAATATTTACGAGCACACTTTGTGGGTACTCCTCCTTTCTCAATCTCCTAACTAAAGGCTATTGTTCGTGTAAGAACCTTCAACTAATTGTGTTAAACGTTCTTGAATCTTTTCTTTTAAGCCTGGACCGAAGTCAGCATCTTGTGCCTTCATCATCTCCACTCTTAGTGTATATTCTTCATGTGTTTCGAATGGCATGTATACTGTGATGCCTTCTTCTTCATGACTATGTATGCCTGTACCACCTAATGCTTGTGCCATTGCTTCTGCTTCTTCTGGCGTAGCAAATGACTGTGGTTCATCTTCATAGTTATCTGGACCAAATACTTTTTCAAATCTTTCATATGTGAGTAACAATTTGTCCAGTTCATTTAATTCGTTTTCTAAACCTTTTTGGTTGTATAATCTGTTATAACTGACTGTTAAGTCTTCTGGCATAGCAAGTCCTTGCCAGTCAAACCACATAGGCCATAACACGTTGGCTTCTGCGTTTTCCAATGAGACTGCTTTCTTTCTGATCATTGCTTCTAACTTGCTGTCATACATTTCTAACTGTACGCCTGATCTTGATGCTTTGATTAGTTCTTCTGAACGTATCATTGCTATCTCATTCATTTTACTAATTTTTTGATCTATAAGTTCACGCAACTCTTTGATACTATCAAGAGGTGGTGCTACAAATTCAAAAACATAATTAGGTTGCCCATTAAGACTGTTCTGTACATTTATTACAGATCCAGGCTCAGCACCAAC